GATTGCGGTGCCAGAGTCCACAAAACTTTGGCCAAGACCTTGGAAAAAATTGCCACCCCCAGCCGTTTTGATATCTGCGATATTTTGTCCAATGCCGCCGCCACTTGCGAGCGGCCCTGCGACGGTCAACAATGCAAGGGGGTTGGCATTACCTTTCGCAACGTCATAAACCGTGTACGCTTTGTTAACCAATGCCGCAATCGGCTGCCACGGACCCGGTATGAACTGAGCCACTTGAGCAAGCGGCTTAACAACTCTTTTTGCGACCTTTTTTATGCTTTTTGCGACTTTCTTGAAAAATCCAAACTCTTCCAGTCCCGTAATCGGATTCAAGCTGGCAATGCCTAGCCCGACAACATAAGCCTCTGGATCAAGATCGAGCTGGTTGAATCTGTCCTCAACCACCTCCTCAAACCGAGCGTCCTCGAACATTTCAGGAGGCAAGACCACCTCGCCCGGTCGCAAATGTGCAAGCGCAGTGTCTTCACCTCGACCTTGAGCCGCAACCTCAAACGCTTGCTCAGCCAGAGGCGCATTAGTAGACAGCTCGGCGGCTTCCGCCATGTGCTCAAGCTGGCTCCGTTCCATGGGATCCTGAGTCGCGTCACGCTCCACCATCAAGGCGGAAATGTATTCTGCAAGAGACTCGTTGGGATCCTTGGTAGCGCCCTCTATGACGCCTTGCTCTGCCTGCGCCCTCATCATCTCCATTTCTGGCGTCACCATGTCTGGCGAATCAACCTCGCCGCCCTGCTGAAATTCCATCGGCAGGTCTTCACCAATCAGGGCTGATATTCTGCTACGCAGCAATGGATCCATCAGGGAGTGCTCACGGTAACCGCCCCGACGCCAGCGGTAATTGCCAGCCCCGTGGGGTAGGTTTGATGGGTATATAGGTCACGGAATTGAGTGCCATCAAACGCTTGGTGGATTTCAGTCGTAGTATTGAAGATTATCGAGCCTGTTGCAAATTGAAGCTCGGCAATTTCAGTCGCAGAAAAATGCGGCGAAATAGTGAAATCAACGGTCCCAAGGTTCAATTCCAAGACCCTGACCAGTCGATTGAAGGTGGTCGAATCGACAGTGACGCCCTGAGCTGTCGGCAGCCGAGTCTCAAGCAGGCGGCTCATTAACGCCTGCCGCTGGGTTGCAAATCCAATCTGGTAGAACCTAGACGCCATTTGTAACCGAGCTGATCGGCTGTCGTAGCGTCGTCGTCGCTTTCAAAGCGCAAGACAACTTGCCTTGACCGAGTCCGCACATTGCTCAGCGTGCTGCTCTCTGTCACCTGCGTCGTGGAGTCCGTCGTCAAGGCGTGGTTTGGAAAGTCTCGTCGCTTGAGCACAATGTTCATCGCTGGCGTGTTCGACACACCAGCCTGCTTCACAAATGCGACATCGGGAATAATGCGCTTAACGAAGGTGAAGTTTTCACCGTCAGTGATGTCAACATCGCCTGATTCAATGAACACGTTCGACATCGGGTCTTCGTAGTCGTCAAAACCAACCTCATGGTTGAACAGGCATTGTGCGCTGCTCTTTGTCACGCCTGCGATGGGTTGATCTTCAACACCCGCATCGATCCACGAATAACGCACAAGATTGCCAATCGACCAATGGTTCTCCTCGTAGTTGTAAATGACGTAACGACTAATCTCTCCCGTGCCATCCGTGATGCTCGGATAGAAGAACCACATCTCACTGAACTCACTGTTCAGGCCCATGAAACATTTGAACGCTTGACTCAAGTCCAGATCATCAAACACGTATTCTTGAACCGAGCAGGGAAGCTTTTGCACGGATCCGCTGTAAAAATAAAACCCTGTTTTACTGGCGAAATAAACGCCGTTCGGTGCATTCACGGCGGCTTTTGGGCCAATCAATCCAGTGCCCTCGTTGATGAGGTTGACCGCAAAAATCAACGGTGGCCCGATAAAATTCATCGAGTACAGGCTGGTGTCTGTCCATATCAAAATTTCTTGTCGCGACTTCAAGCCGCCAACAATAAATGATCCTGACGACAGCCTTACGTCACCTGCGCTGTTTGTGGTGAGCGGTTCAAAGACGAGATCTTGTTCGGATGAGCTGAAAGCGACCAACATCGGATCAACCACCCCGGTGCGCGAGCTTCCAGAAATAGGATCAGCGCCAAGAACAATCAGGTGGCGGTCGGTTTCTGACGTGATCACCTGCAAACCAACAGTCGGGACAAGGTTTGCTCCAGTCACACCGGACAACTCAACGGCGCGAACACTGGTGCCGCTGTTTTCAACCCAGCGGTAAATGCCCCCGCCCCTCACGTTGATGATCAGGTTTTCGCCAAAGTTGTCGTGCGTCCAAACCCGCAACTGGTTGATAGCGGAAATCGCACTAGCGGATCCCCAAGTTCCAGAACCCCAAGTGCCAGAACCCCAGCCTGTACCTTGAACGTAGGTGTCGAGGCCCACGTTGATCTGGTAAACACCGTCAACGCCAGAGCCGCCATTGCCTGAGTCACTGCTGTTAGCGGTTACCGTGGCGCCAGACGTGTCTTTGGCTGTTATCGTGTAGGTGTTTGTGCCGGTGACCAGATCAATTTGATACTCCTGATTCAACACATCGGCGGTAATTAAGCCGCCAAGACTGACGGCGCCCGAAATGGTCACGAAATCGTTGTTGACGGCACCATGCGTTGAATCTGTCACGGTCACGGTCGAGGAGCCATTCGTTGCCGCAAACGTAATTGAGTCGGTGGACGTTTTTCGGATCGGCGTTACATCGTAATAATTTTCGCCCTCAGCCACGTAATATTTGAACGTGGTGCCGACACCAATGTAACGGGTAGCCCCGAGGCTGATCCAAGAATGCAGGGCGCGGCCAAGCCCTAGAAAAGTGTTGATGCCACGCTTAACCCAGCCACCAACTTTTTCTGCGCGACCCTTTCGGAAGCGAATAAGATTGCCATCGACCCAGCCGCCACTGTTGGCGTAATCGGTTTCTTCCTTATTGATTCCGGCCCGGAAATCAACCTTCGATAGTGGCATCTGACATCACGCCAGCCTGATAATTGCGCCGGTCGCTGTCGGGCTTGGAAAGACAACCGTGAAATCACCAGCAGTAGATGTTTTGTCGCCGCCAAAATTTATAACGGCGCAGGCTTTGTCCGACTGGGTGTCGTTGTAGATCATGCAGCCTCTGGCCGTGACAGTTGCCGTACTGAACGTTAGGTCAGCAAAATCGCAAACCGCCACTGTGCCAGACGTGGTTGGTGTCACCGACGTGACGGTAGCGCCGCCCGACGTGTAATTCGTGCCGCTCGACTGACCTGTGGTCGTGAATGCTGTCGTTGCAGCACCAAGCGTGGCGCTCGACGTGTAGAGAGCAAGCTTAAAAGCGTTGCCGCTTGTCGCTGTAAAATTGTGTGTGCCAACCAACAGCTCTTGCTTGAACGATGTGGGAATTGCTGACGTAATCGCCATCTCAAAGCTCCTTGATAATTTTTGCCATGTCATCGTGGCCTTGACTTGCGAGCAACCCGCGTAGGGTGACTCGATCAGAGGCGACGGCGCTCTTCATGCCCGTCAATATTAGAGTATAAATCTGGTTTCGGAAAGCCTCTGCTTGCAAACGAATATGGGGATCAGCCTCCTCGCTAATACCAACAATTTTGCGGGTAGTCTCTTTCGCCCAGAACTCTACGTCGTGGCCACGGTTGTTCGTCGTGGACACCATGACTTGGCCAAGTACAAATTTGTCTCCCGGCATATTTTTAACCCTTGTATGGTTCTGGACTAGTCATGGCTTCGACCGTTTCCAGATTATGTTTTTTAACCATTTTAGCCAGATCTGAACGGTCGCAGACTACCCACTCACCTTCTGGACTCGGCATCGCAATCTTCGGGTTAGCTAAGCGGTGATAGCCATACAGCCTTTCCTCGACCGGCACGTTTTGATCCAGTAACGAGGATCTAGGGCTGACGCCAACTTTGATACCCAGAGCTATCATCTTGCAGATCCAAAACTCAAGGCATGCTCTGCCAGCCTCTGCAAAGTGCAGGTTGTTCTTGTAGCTGAAGTCCATGCCAAACAG